AATGATGCTGTCGATGCCTTCGTGCTGGCCTGTTATGGCGAGCTGAACGTACCCCGGCTGTCTGGGTTCCCTCCTTCGCCTGAAGTACGTAAAGCTGAGGGCATTGCTGCGCCAGCGGGATGCGCTGAGAGAGGATGTACAGCGTACGGTGAAACCGGCTGGAAAAAAGCGAATTCCACATCCACACCACAGGAGGTCATCCGTTCACTTGAGCGAACAAAGAGCTGGCTGAACGAGGAACTGGCCCGGATAGAGAAGCTGATAACCGATCATACGGATAACGATCCGGGGCTGAAGGCTGATCTCGATTTACTGAAATCAATCAAGGGAGTGAAAGATCAGGTCGGGCGGGAGATGCTGGCGTTGCTAAAAGACGGGACGTTCAAAAGCGCCTCACAGGTGGCGGCCTATCTGGGACTCACACCGGTAGAGAAAACGTCGGGGAGCTCAGTGCGTGGCAGACCACATATGTCAAAAACAGGACCGTCAGGAGTGCGGGCTAAGCTGTACGTTGCAGCGCTGACCGCGAGCCGCTGGAACAAACAGGCGAAGGCTATCTATGAAAGGCTGGTCGCAAAGGGCAAGGCGAAGAAAGCCGCGCTGGGAGCAGTGATGCGCAAACTGGTGCATTTATGCTTTGGCGTGTTGAAAACGCGGCTTCCGTGGGATGAAAATTATGTAGCTACCGCTTGACGTTCAAGACGGTATATTAAGAAGGAGTTTATTTGATACCAAAGAGAAAGCCGGGAGAACATTGGAATAAACGGAATTTGGCGGGCTAAAACAACAGATTAGGTTGTTTTGTTAGGCTGATTCCGTGTTATCGCTTTTTTGATACCGTCAGAGAGAAATATCAGTTTTGGATAAAACTTTTGATACCACACCAAACAACCTTCAAATGCTGTTCGATGCTCTTTAAAATCCCTTTACGCAGTAAATCTTTTTTCGTTTTAGTCATACATCTACCGCAGTGAGTATCAGCAGGCCGCAACAGCGTTGACATAGTACTACACCAACATCGAAAACAGCCAATAAAATCGGCAAACCACTGTTAGCGGGCCTGCTGTTTTTTTGTTGTCAGGCTCTTGGGATGTCCATGCCGTAAAGAATGAGAGGTATCACACTCTCTCGCCTCGTTATCGGCAAAAGCCTGTTCCTCGGGCGTTCTGGGTTGAATCCCCAAGATTTTCTCTTTCACTACGCGATCCATTTGTAGTAAGCGAATATTATCTTCGTCCAAGAGAAAAAGTAGAGTTTCTATCCCCTTGCGAGCAAGTACTTGGAATAAGGCTTCTTTCTCGCTATCAGACAAAAAGCTGATCAGTGATAGGATTTTACCGTCTAAATCTGAATGATGCGTCATTGAACCCTCTTGTGTTCTTTTTGAGTTTATTTTGGGTTCTTCACCTTTTCCTGTTTGAAGCCATTCAAGGCTGACCCCTTCACATTGCGCTATCTTCTCTAACAAGGTTTTTCTTGGTACTGGAGATAAGTCTTTACGTTTGTAATAGTTCTGTAATGTATTGATGTTGATTCCCCATGCCTTAGCTGCTTCATTTCTCGAACGATAGCGCCCTACCAATTTAAAAATTCTATTGATGACAGGTTCTTTTGAATCGGGAGCAAAAGAACCTTCGTGTTCTTTTTGAAGTTCACGTTTCATCTATTTATCCTATTGAATTAAAAGACAAAATACACAAGAACACAAAAAACACAAAAGAACATTTGACAAGTTCTTTTTATGTTCTTATTCTTTGTCCGAGTGGATAACCGCGCGGTTATCCGCGCGAATAACTTTTTAGGATAGTGGAATCATGAGTCGAAAAGAAGATCCGCGTGCTGATTGGCACCCTGAAATCATTAAAGCAGAGATTCACAAACGAGGACTGTCATTCCGCGCCCTGTCCATCCAGGCGGGTTACAGCAAAGACTCCCTCAAGAGTGTTTTGCGTACACCGTGCAAACCTTATCAGCAGATTGTTGCTGATGCGCTGGGGGTTGCACCGGAAACCATCTGGCCCAGCCGCTATCAGACTGGAAGCTACATTCAGAAGGCGTCCTGATTATGTTTGTTCTCGCCAAAGAACTGGTCGGTGTACCAGGATTACCAAAAACAATTAAAGGGATTCGGGAAGCATTGCGCCGTTATTGCGGTGAATCCGAAGGAATGATGCGTAAGCGTGCAGGGACAAAGGCTTTTGAGTTCCATATCGATTGTCTGCCTGATGTGGCGCGCAAGGCGTTACAGGCGCGCCAGATTAAGGCGTTAATGAATCAGCCAGCAACTGAGACAAAAGAACCTCAATCTCCGCGTTTAAAAGCACGCGAAGAAAGCAAAATTGCGGTTTATCGCAAATGCCCGGCCCTGTTCGAGCAGAAGCTTGGGATGCTGACCACTACGCAAAAAGAAACGGCGGATGCCCGGATTGCGATTGTCAGCGAAGTTCTCCGTGTTTGTGAGCTACCAGGAATCAGCCAGGCTGCCGCTATCCGTGAATTTGTGAAACAGGCACAAAACGGTGAGTTACCGGCACACCTGGCGGAAACCGTGGCAACAGCGAACGCGAAAAAAGGCATGTCCCGTTTACTGAGTGAAATTTCGCTGAAACGCTGGATTGCTGATTTTAAAAAAGCAACCACCCCGGCTGAACGTCTGATCATCCTGGCCCCTGGTAAACGTCAGCCCGTAAAACCAGACCAGATTCGCTGGTTACCAGAGTTTCTTCGCTTTTACCGCCGCCCGAACGGGTGCGGAATGCAGGAGGCTTATGATGATTTTGCAGCGGAATGGCGGGATATACACCATGATAACCCGGCTATGTGTTCCGCATTGCCGTCCTATGATCAGGTGTGCTATGCAATGAAGAAACTGCCTGTTGTGGTGAAACAACGGGGACGGGTTACGGGCAGTGAATTTCGTCAGTATGAAGGTTTTGTGCGCCGTGACTGGCTATCGTTACCAGTCAATTATGTCTGGATTGGTGACGGTCATGGTATGAAGATGAAGGTTGCACATCCTGATCACGGCAATCCATTTTCGCCTGAAGTCACGTTTGTTATGGACGGAAGCTGCCGTTTTATTGTGGGCTGGAGCCTGGCACTTTCTGAAAGCGTGGTCGCAGTTGCCGATGCATTACGTCACGGGATTAAAAATTACGGCAAACCATATATCTATTATTCCGATAATGGTGGCGGCGAAACAAATAACACGTTTGATGCTGATATCACGGGGATTTTACCACGTCTTGGGATTGATCACCGTCTGGGGATACCGGAGAACCCACAAGGGCGCGGTATTATCGAACGCCTGAACCGCACGCTGGCTATGCGGATCTCGCGTCAGTTTGCCACATACTATGGCACCGGGGCTGACCGTGGAACGGTTCGCCGAATGACCAAAGCACTGATGTCTGCAACAAACGCGACAAACAAGGGACGGGAACTGACAGAAAAACAACGGCAGACTTTGAAAAGCCTGCCGTCATGGAAAGAACTTATTGCTGCTATTGAAGCTGGCGTGGAATGGTACAACAACCGCCCGCATAGTTCGCTACCACTACGTGGAAACGGTGAACATTACACCCCGGCACAGTTCCGACGCTACAAACTGGAAAAAGAAGCAACGGAAATCGAATGGTTATCCGATCTTGAACTGCGGGAAATGTTTATGCCCCAGATTGAACGTACAGTCAACCGTTGTGAAGTCAGGCTGTTTAATAATATTTATTATTCAACTGACCTTGAATATGAGCACGGTAATAAGGTGCTGGTGAATTACGATATTCATGATGCAACGAAAGTGATTATCCGGCGTACCGATGGTTCCTATATCTGTGAGGCTGTCTGGGATGGCAATAAGCAACAGGCGTTTCCGGTCTCTGCGGAATACCATCAACGACAGCAACGCATTAAAGGGATGCGCCAACGGGGAGAGGAAAAAATCAGACTGGCAGAAGCGGAGAACACCCGCACACTTCCGGCCCCTGTTACAGGCAACGGCTTGTTCAGCAACGTCTACAGACCTGTGGAGAAAGTTGTGCCGATACTGGCAGATGAACCGGACGATGAATATGAAAGTGACCGCGACGAATATCTGAATAATTCACTGGATATTCTGGAACAGAACCGACGCAAAAAAGCCATTTAATTAACGTTTAAACAAAATTTAATTACGGGGTCATTCAGATGAATATTTCCGATATTCGCGCAGGACTGCGCACGCTTGTAGAAAGTGAAAAAGCGACTTATGCACAAATTGCCCGCGAGTCAGGCGTGGCCGCAGGAACGTTAAGTGCATTCGTGAATAACAAGTACAACGGTGATAACGAGCGGGTCGCACAATCGCTGCAACGCTGGCTGGAAAACTACCACCGTGCCGCCGAACTACCGGAGCCACCGCGTTTTGTTGAAACCCAGACGGTAAGGCAAATCTGGACAAGTATGCGTTTTGCCAGCCTGACTGAAAGTATTGCTGTTATCTGCGGTAATCCTGGGGTGGGTAAAACCGAAGCTGCCCGCGAATACCGCCGCACCAATAATAACGTCTGGATGATCACTGTCACACCGTCATGTGCCAGCGTTCTGGAGTGCCTTACAGAGCTGGCCTTTGAGCTGGGGATGAATGACGCACCGCGTCGCAAGGGGCCACTCTCCCGCGCCCTGCGCCGTCGCCTTGAAGGGACGCAGGGGCTGGTCATCATCGACGAGGCCGATCATCTTGGCGCTGAAGTTCTGGAGGAACTTCGCCTGTTACAGGAATCAACCCGTATTGGTCTGGTTCTGATGGGAAATCACCGCGTCTATTCAAATATGACGGGGGGTAACAGAACGGTCGAATTTGCGCGCCTGTTCTCCCGTATAGCGAAGCGAACGGCCATAAATAAAACCAAAAAGGCCGATGTGAAAGCGATTGCTGACGCCTGGCAGATTACCAGCGAAAACGAGCGGGAATTATTACAGCAGATTGCCCAGAAGCCCGGTGCGCTTCGCATTCTGAATCACTCACTGCGTCTGGCGGCCATGACGGCGCATGGCAACGGTGAGCACGTAAACGAAGATTATCTGCGTCAGGCGTTCCGTGAATTAGATCTGGACGTCGATATTTCAACGCTGCTGCGTGATTAAGGGGAGCAAAATCATGATGGCCCGGAATATAAAACTGGCGACGGAAGTAAAGACCTGGTTACAGGAGCGCGGTAGTCACGTCAACGAGTCCTGGCTGGGTGTGGCCCGCCCGATACTGGAAATCACCTGCCCGCCACCGGAGCTGGTCAGGAGCGCTGTCAGGATTATGGAGCATAAATCAGGGGTTGCTCGTTCGGTATGGACGGCCCGTTTTAATGGTTGCCAGATTATCTGGCGTTAATAACGGCTTATTTATTTGTAAGGAATAGCAAAATGGCAAAAGTAATCTTTGAATTTAATTGTGTGGAAAATATCGAGTATCAGAGGAAAGACGTTCTGGGCGTGGGGATGACCGTGCGATTGGTTGAACTTTCCCCGGAGGAGAAAACCGGACCGCATGACGCGCTTGCGTGCATTGTTGAAAGCATGGCCCCTGAAATCATTAAAAAGGCGTCCGGGGAATTGTTGAAATCAGCCAGAGAGCTTGGACTGGGGGCTGAGGGCGAATTATTCAGCTATAACCCTGATGCAGCTAAACATTAATTTATGAAAGGACTCTGACTATGAATAACCAAATCAGAAACGAAACCCAGGCATTACTCCGAATCAAAGAGCGTAATAACAATGGTGGCGAATTACGCGAGTTTATTTGCACCCGAAAAGTTGATGGTTATGGCAAAAATATTTACCTGATTGCATTCGACCATTACAGCATTTGTGCGCGTTATTGCGGGGAGGGGGTATTCCACGCCATTGCGTTTGGCGGTGCATTCAATGTGGATTTATGGGAGTACGTCATGGATCGTGAATACATCAGCGCATCAGACCCGAAAGCCCGTGAAATGTGGCAGAACATCTGGCGCGATTACCGGCGAATGGCGAAAGGCTGGTCGTTGGGTACTTACTCCTCCCTTGCCCTGAAAGCAGTTCAGTTATCGCTGCGACATATTCCGGCTGCGCTGCGCGAACTCCCGGTGTGCTGACAGGAACACAGTATGAAGAATGCGCGTAAACGCTGGTTGCGTGAAGACCGGGAGTTTGTCAGGGCTAATGCCGGGAAAATGACAACTGAAGAAATGGCAGAAAAACTCAATGTTTCCGTTGGTGCCTTGCAGACGTATGCATCCCGAAACGGTATCAGCCTGAAGATGTTTTGTGCCACTGAACATGACATCAGTCTGTGCCGGGAACTCTATAAAGAAGGTCTGACTATCAGAACCATCGCACGAAAAATGGAATTAAGTAACCAGGCTGTATTCTGCATCGTATACAGCGGATATTAATTAACAGGAGCTTTATTTATGGTTAAACAGGTAAAACGTATCAGAAGTGCCGCAGCGGCTTATGTTCCACAGTCCCGCGATGCCGTGGTGTGTGATATTCGCCGGATTGGTGACCTGCAACGCGAAGCGGCACGACTGGAAACGGAAATGAATGACGCCATCGCTGAAATTACTGAGAAATACGCCTCACAGATTGCGCCGCTTAAAACCAGTATTGAAACCCTTTCAAAAGGCGTTCAGGGATGGTGTGAAGCGAACCGTGACGAACTGACGAACGGCGGTAAGGTTAAAAGTGCTAACCTCGTAACCGGCGATGTGCAATGGCGTCAGCGCCCGCCATCGGTAAGCATTCGCGGCGTGGATGCGGTGATGGAAACGCTGGAGCGTCTGGGCCTGCAACGTTTTATCCGCACGAAACAGGAAATCAACAAGGAAGCGATTTTACTGGAGCCAAAAGCGGTCGCAGGTGTTGCCGGAATTACGGTTAAATCAGGCATTGAAGATTTTTCCATTATTCCGTTTGAACAGGAAGCCGGTATTTAATACCACGATTAATATTTAATTAGTTCACTTTCTTTTAATTGTGGCGCGATGCGTCAGGGGATTGCTCGCGCCTGAATCTGAAATGGTGATATTTATGACGAATCAGGAAATGAAAGAATGCATTGTCTCTTTATGTGCGTGGCATAAAGCACGCGTGGAGGAATGCCGTCGGTTTATTGATAAAGAAGATGCGGATATTACTTTCGACATTGACGGCGAAAAATGCGTTATCCCGGCACATTCACATGAAGCAAAACTTATGAGACTCGGGGCAGAAACTGCTCTTTTCATGTTCGAAAAATTTCCTGTAACGCTGAATGTAAAGGATGACGAAGATGACGACGACGAGGAATAAACAACAGGTGCCGGAAATAACAGCGGCGATGCTGATTAAAGACAGCGCCGAATGTCTGGCATCAGTACCGGATCTGATTCAGATGGCGAGCGCCAGCGATCTGCGTCGTGCTGCCACCTTTATTCGGATGGGAGTTGCCCGCCAGATGATGATTGCGCAGCTTTGTATGCGCGAAGCGCAGCGCCTCGAACGTATGGAGGCAAACGGTGATTAAGTCGGTAGGTTTTCTGCTGCTGGTTGGTACATGTGGGCGTGATGCCTGTGATGCCATTCCGGTAACAGAAAAAATCTGGCCCACAGAGCAGGCATGTATGCAGGTGATGGAGCGCATAAAAAAACGTTATCCCAATGAAATCTTTTATTGCGAAGAGGTATTAAGAAATGAAAGTACAGAGCATTACTGATGCTGACTTGATGGCTGCCACATTAATTTCCAGTGGCATACAAGAACAAAAGGTAAATGATTTTCTGGATAATGTTGTGTATCAACGTTATGAGCAGGTCAGAGAAGATTTAATTTCAGAAAAGCGCGCGATAATCGCTGAATCATTAAGTTATGCATGGATTATCGAAGAGTTGCGGCGAGTCATTGCCAGTCAGGATAGAGTGGCGGCAGTTGCCGCCCTTGATGTGCTACAGCGAATGAGTAAGGAGCTATTCAACACTGAATTAATTTTTAAATCCGGGGGACATAATGAGTCGCACATCCCTGATTAAATTAATTCATGTTGCCCGTCGTGACCTGCAACTCGACGATGACACTTACCGCGCCTTTCTGACGCAGTACACGGGCAAAACCAGTTGCCGCGAGCTGACCGTCGCACAACTGGAACTGGTGCTCGATGCCATGAAAGAGCGCGGTTTTAAGAAGCAGAAAAAACATCCCCGCCGTCGCTTTAAGGGGCATGTCACACCACGCGAGAAGATTTACAAAATCTGGCAGCAGATGTTCCTTGATGGTTTCGTCTCCGATATCAGCGACGCCGCGCTGGACAAATACGTTGAGCGCCTGACAGCCAGGCGTAATGGTGGTCAGGGTGTTTCCACGCTGGCCTGGTGTCACGGGGAATCATTGCAGATTGTGCTCGAAACGCTCAAACAGTGGCATATGCGCTGCATCCGTGACGCCTTTGCCCGACATGGTGTGCCTTTACCTGTAAGCCCATTCGGGCGGGAACTGCGCGGCTATGATGCATTGACCAGTGCGTATGCCCGCGCCAGAAACAGCGGGAGAATAGTTCTATGAAAGAGCAGGATTTATTTGGTGATTATCAGGACGACAGTCTCCTTGAATATTTTGATGATGTTCAGGAAAAATCGGGGTTCCCATCCTTACTGGCTGAGCTGAATGCTCTGTTGCGACAGGAGCTGATAAGGCTTGGGGTGAACCCTGACCACTCCCTTGAGCTGGTAGTGGCGATTTGTAATCATATCGGTGGGATTCAGGTATATGTTCCGAAAGGGAAAATACTGGAAAATCTTATCAGAGACATGCGCATCTGGCGTGATTTTGATGGGAAAAACGTAGCGGAGCTGGTGCAGCGTTACAAAGTGACATACAAAACGGTATATCAGGCCATCAAAAGAATGCGCCGACTGGAGCGTGGAAAATATCAAATGCAACTATTTAAGGACGAACAATGAAATATCTTCCCCTTATTCTTTTACTAACTGTTACTACTGTGCAAGCGGCGGATACATTCCAGCAAAAAGTCAAAGATGTTTTTCAGAAAAAAACATCCGTTGACTATACCGACTGGTACGGTAAAGGTGACGCTGCCATTGCTGAGTTTAAAGGATTTAACTTAGGTGTATATCAGGATTTAAAGGCGTCTGTGCGAGATAACGAAATCAACATAAAAATGCAGTATGTTACAGGACCGGTTCGCCCCGATAGCGACGAGTTCGCTCAAATGACGTCTGCTTTATGTGAAACTGTTTTTGAGCCTTTTGTTGTCCCTGATTATGTTCGCCCGACATCATGGGACGATGATACCCCAGCCCCGCTGAATTTCATGCAAGTTGAAAATTTAAAGCAAGCTGAAGATGATCCTGTCGAAAAAACAGTAAATGGCTGGAAGATAAAAATTGAACGTTCAGTAATGAAGACTACATGTTCTGCCCGTAAAGTTAACTGAGCCAATAACCTGATATTCAATGAAGCCGGTAAATCCGGCTTTTTTTATGTCTCCGGCACCATGAAGCAGACCACATAACTCTGCTTCAGAGGTGCTTTTATGGAAAACCTGAAATTCTCGCCAGCCTTTGAACATGCGCTGAATTTTATTCTGCGTCCTGATATCGAAGGTGGCTATGTTAATGACCCCACCGACCGTGGCGGCGAAACGAAGTACGGCATATCCGACCGCCGCGACGGCGTGATTGACGGCAGAACTGACGTCAACGGCGACGGCAAACCCGACACCCGCATCAAAGATTTAACCCGTGAACAGGTCGCGCAGATTTACTGGCGTGATTACTGGCTGCCTGCCGGGTGCGACCAGTGGCCCGATGGTGTGGCAATGTTTGTGTTTGATGCCGCTGTTCAGCACGGCGTCAAAAAAGCCGTTCAGTTTTTACAGGCTGCCGCTGATGTGTCTGCCGATGGCATCATCGGCCCGCGTACCCGTCAGGCCGTGAGTCTGTCCACCCCGGACTGGCTGCTGACCCGCTGCCTTGTCCGCCGTTCCCGCTTTTATGCCGACATCATCAAATCCAGACCCGCCCAGGGCAAATACCTGAGTGGCTGGTTTAACCGCATGGAAAAACTGACCGACGCCTGTCTGGAAATTATCGACAACGCGCCGTCCGTCACGCGGGGGTGATATGGGCAAAGGCTGGGATGCCTCACTGAAAGCCGGGCGGCGTGACCGCCTGCGTCAGGAGGTTTTACACCGCATGGCCGGAGGGCCGCCCCCGAAACCGGTGGACTATACCGGCCATGACGGCACACACGCCAGCTACTACATGCGTGGCTGGAACACCGTGGATACACGGGACATTTTCTGGCAGTGCCAGAAGTACAGGGAAAAATTCAATGCACAGAATGAATAGTCTTTTTTATCGCGTTATGTACTCCCGCTTTATGTTGTCCAGATGGACGTATCTGTGGCTGTCGGCGGCGCTGTTTCTGGCGGGCTTTCTTACCGGATTGCGGGCGTGCGCCGTCATGGTACTGGCATACGGCGCGGCACTCTGCCTGATTCACAGCTTTCAGTTGGGCAACGTGCCTTATCGCCTGCAACCCAAAAGGCGCTGCCGGGCCGCTTCACTTCGTATTGTCGTGTGGTCATGGGTGGTCTGGGCCGTTGGTTTTTTCATGCTGACATTCAGCCTTCTTTATCTGAAGGAGCCTTATCAGCTGGCGTTCTGGCTGGGCGGTATCTTTTGCGCGGCACTTTATAAACACCAGCGCCGTTTTCATAAGGGGGATTCATGGATCCGTTAACCCTTTCAGGCATCGCCTCCGTTCTGCTGAAAGCCGGGCCGGGGCTGATTCGTTCCGTCGGGCGCTGGTTCGGCGGCGGTACTGCTGCCGCTGCGGATTCTGTTGCCGGAATGGTTGAGAGCGTCCGGGATAACCTGCCGGAAGCCGAGCAGCAACGCGTTCTGGAACAGAAAATGGTGATGTTGTCGCCGGAACAGTTAATGCAACTGGAAACCCTGAAATTTCAGTTACAACAACTGGAAGTGGAGCGCCAGAAAATGTTGCTGGCTGACCAGCAGGCGGCGCATCACGAACAGCAGGAAACCATCCGTAATGGTGACAACGCCACGGACAGCTATGTGCGCCAGACGCGCCCGCTGCTGGCCCGCCTTTCCTGTTACAGCAGTCTGGCCTATGTACTGTTGCTCTCCTGCGGCCAGATTGCCGGAGCCATTGCCGGTGCCAAAGGTATCACGCTGCATATGCCGTCACCGGACTGGGATATCACGCTGATGTTGCTTACCCCGGCGCTGGGCTATCTCGGCGTAAGAACCCTTGACGGCTTTGCCCGCTACAGCAAATCAAGCCGTCACAAAATGTCTGCGGGGCTGAAATGACCGACGAAATCGACCGCATCAGTGAAGTGGTTCTGAACGAGCGTCAGAGCGTCGTTCAGGCCTGGCAGACGCGGACAAAAGAAGCGCCCCACAGTCGGGGCTTCTGCAACGACTGCGGGAACGTTATTCCGGCACAGCGCCTTGCGGCGCTGCCGGATGTGGTGACCTGTATTGACTGTCAGCAGATGCGGGAACGCAGGAGGAAAACGTGTCCTGGGAAATGATCAGAGCCAACTGGCCCGTTCTGTGGGCATTGCTGATGACAGGAATAAACCTGCTTCAGCTGATTCTGGCGAAGACCTACGTCAAACGCGAAGAGTTTGATTTGCTGCGTTCCCGTGTGTCGGTGATGGAGAGCCAGGTACATCAGCTACCTGATCGTGATGAGTTCCACCGCCTGCAACTGGATATCAGCAACCTGCGGGGGGAAATCAAAGAGCTGGGGCCATCCATCCGCCAGGTATCCCGCATCAGTGATTTGTTATTAGAGAACGAGTTAAAGGAAAAAAATTAATGGCGATGAAAGAGATCCTCACTGAAGACCGTCGTCTGGTATTGCTGCGTTCCCTGCTGGACTGTGGCGACAGCGCGAATGAATCCGTGTTGCAGACCTGCCTTCAGGCCTACGGCCATAAGGTATCCCGTGATGTGGTGCGCACCCAGCTTGCATGGCTGCGCGAGCAGGGGCTGGTTCGTCTGTCTGATGTGGGCGGCTGTTACGTGGCGGAAATCACCGGCAGCGGCGAGGATGTGGCAAACGGTCTGTCCGGCGTGCCGGGCGTTAAAAAACCCCGCGCGAGGGACTGAGTATGACCCGAAAACTGAAACCGTTAAGCCGCGGAGAACGTGCCGTCGTACGGCAACTGGCGCACTGCCTTGTGCTGGCGGATATCGAGCAAAAGGCCATTGCCTGTGCATACGAACAACAGACCGGAAAGCCCTGGAACCCGGATTCACCGGACACGCCCATGAAACGCTTTCTGCGGTCATCACCGGCATGTGCGCGGCTGTGGAAGCTGTTAGGTAAGGATATCCAGTCCGTTCGCGAAGAAATATACGCCGGTCTGAAAACTCAGAGGTCTGAAGATGGAAAATGAACAACGCCCCACCCGTGGCCGTCTGTCCAAAGTGGATTTACTCCCGGACAGCATCCGGGAACAACTGCATCAGATGTTGCGGGAAAAACGGCACACGCAGGAAGAAATCCGCGAAGCCATCAACGCCCTGATTGACGAACACAACCTGCCGGAGGACATGCAGTTAAGCCGGACGGGCTTAAACCGCTATGCCAGCCGCATGGAAAAAGTCGGGGCAAAAATCCGCGCCTCCCGCGAGATGGCCGAGGCCTGGGCGGCCAGACTGGGGGCCGCGCCGACATCAGACGTCGGCAAGCTGCTGATGGAGTTTGTGAAAACGCTGGCTTTTGAAACCTCCATGTCGATGGCGGAAGAAGACAAACCCATTGCACCAAAGGCGCTGGGGCAACTGGCGCTGGTTGCCCAGCGTCTGGAAGCGGCGGCCATGACCAGCCATAAACGCGAGAAAGCGATCCGCGATGCGTTCGCGCAGGAGATGGCAGAGAAAACCGAAGAACTGGTCAGAACGGGCGGTCTGTCAGGCGGTGCGGCAGACACCATCAAACGTGAAATTCTGGGGATTAGCGCATGACACAGATGAGTGCATTCAGTGAATACGATGTTCTGCTGCCGTATCAGAAACGCTGGGTGGCGGATGATTCAAAGTTGAAAATCGCCGAGAAATCCCGCCGTACCGGTTTAACCTGGGCGGAAGCGGCAGATGCGGCGCTGACGGCATCGCTGAAGAAGGAAGACGGCGGGCGAGATCACTTTTATATCGGTTCAAACAAGGAGATGGCCCGCGAATTTATCGACGCCGTGGCGATGTGGGCGAAAGCGTTTAATGCGGCAGCGGAAGAAATCTGCGAGGAAGTGATCACCGACGAAGACAAGGACATTCTGACGTTCGTCGTGTACTTCGCCAGCGGCTTTAAGGTCAAGGCACTGTCCAGCAACCCGAGCAACATTCGCGGAATGCAGGGGAATGTCACCATCGACGAAGCCGCGTTTCATGAAAAACTGGATGAGGTACTCAAGGCGGTCACACCGCTGACCACGTGGGGCGGCAAAATTCGCCTTATTTCCACCCATGATGGCGTGGACAACCCGTTTAACCAGCTGATTCAGGAAAGCCGTGCGGGCAAAAAAGATTACCGCATTCACACCATCACGCTGGACGACGCCTGCAATGACGGCCTGTACCGGCGTATCTGTCAGGTGCGCGGCATGGTGTGGTCACCGGAAGCCGAGGCGGAATGGAAAGAAGGCCTGCTGCGAAATACCGCCACCCGCGAAGATGCACTGGAGGAATATTACTGCGTCCCGAAAAACGGCGGCGGCACGTATATCCCCCGCTCACTGCGTGAACGTGCGGCCCGTGGCACCGGGAAAGTCCTGCGCTTTACCGGCACACCGGAATTTAACGCACTGACGGAAAGCCAGCGCCGGGCAGAAATCCGGGAGTGGCTGGAAACGGTGGTGCGCCCTGAGCTGGAAAAACTCCCGCAGAACCTGCGCCACTGTCTGGGGGAAGACTTTGCGCGTTCGGGTGACCTGACCGTACTGGCCCCGGTGACGGTGAACGATGACACCACCCGCGAGGTGCCGTTCCTGGTTGAGCTTGGCAATGTGCCGTTTAAGCAGCAGGAGCAGGTGCTGTTCTGGCTTTGCGATCGTCTGCCCCGCCGTGACGGTATCTGGATGGATGCGCGGGGGAATGGTCAGTATCTGGCAGAACAGGCGGCGGAGCGGTACGGCGATGAGGTGGAACAGGTGATGCTGTCCGTGGCGTTCTACCGTGAAAACATGCCCCGCTTCCGTGCGGCGTTTGAAGATGATGAGCTGATCCTTCCGAAGCATGAAGACGTGATAAACGACCTCGGGGCTATTCAGTTACTGCGTGGCGTTCCCGGCATTGATGATTCACGAACCAAAGGCAGCGACGGTCACAAACGTCACGGTGACGCCGCAGTGGCGATATTCCTGGGCTTCCTTGCCAGCCGGGAAGACTGCCGCCGTTACGAACTGCACCGTCTGAACCGCCCGGCGAAACCGGAAGAACGCAACGAACGCCGCCAGATGAAACTGACGCGCGGCCTGAAAAATGAGGGAGGGTTACTGTGAACCTGAAACAACTGACCGGGGCCGTTCGTCGTCTGCTGAACCCGGCCACCGGTGAGGAAGACACCCTCCGGAAGGAGGTGCTCGATGAAGCGCAGGCCCGCCCGCGTCATGCCGGCGTGCGTTCCGCCTCGCCGGGCATCAGTATTGCTTCCGGGCTGAATCCCGGCAGGCTGGCAGGCATTCTGCGCAATGCCGCCGACGGCACCACGCGTGATTTTTTTATCCTTGCCGAAGAGATGGAAGAGCGTGATTTGCATTACGCCTCGGTGTTGCGCACCCGCAAGCTGACGGTGGCGGGCATTGAGCCGGTGGTGGTGGCCGCCAGTGATGACGATGCCGACGTGCAGCTGGCGGACGCCATCCGTGAACTGATGGACGCGCCGCAAATCCCCGAGCTGATGTTTGATCTGCTCGACGGTCTGGGGAAAGGCGTGGCGGTCTGTGAAATCCTGTGGCACACCCGCAGCAGCCACTGGACGCCCCGTGATTATGAGTGGGTCGATCCTCGTTTCCTGAAAACCGAAAAGCCCACGCTGCGCCAGTTCCGCCTGCTGACTGACGACGAACCGGTGGAGGGCGTACCGCTGACGCCGGGAAAATTCATTGTTCACCAGCCGCGCCTGAAATCCGGCCTGCCGCTGCGTAATGGTCTGGCCCGTCTGGTGGCCGTGATGTACATGCTGAAATCCTTTACCGTGCGCGACTGGTGGGCGTTCGCGGAGAAGTTTGGCATTCCGGTCACGGTGGGGAAATACGGCCCCAATGCCACGCCAGAACAAATCCGCGTGCTGATTGACGCGATTGCGTCCATTGCCTCGGATGCCGGGTGTGCCATTCCGCAGTCCATGCAACTGGAGATGCAGGAAACCGCCAGCCGGAATAACGGCGGCGCGCTGTTCCGTGAAATGGCGGAATGGTGCGATGCGCAAATCAGTAAGGCCGTGCTGGGGCAGACCATGACCACGGATAACGGCAGTTCGCGCGCGCAGGCGGACGTACATAACCAGGTACGTATGGACATTGTGCGCTGGGATGCGCGGCAACTGGCTAACACGCTGAATGAATATCTGGTGCGGCCCTACATTGAGGCCAACTACGGGCCGCAGGCGCACTACCCCCGTGTTGTTCTGCGTATCAGTGAAGCAGAAGATCTGAAGGCACTGACAGACGCCGTGGTGCCGCTGATTGACCGGGGGATGCGGGTTCAGGAATCGGAACTGCGGGATCGGTTCGGCCTGGCTGAACCAGACGAAGGGGCTGATGTTCTGCATCCGGTTTCCGCCGGAATGCCGGGTGATATGGCGATGAACCGCGAGCGCGTCGCCCTGAACCGGGAACACCCCGACGAACTGGCGCAGATGGTGGATGATGCCCTGCGTGACTGGCAGAAAACCGGCGAGGCGTTCACGAACCCGGTGCTGACGCTGGCGCAGGAATGCGACAGTTTTGATGACTTTCTGAGGCGTCTGCCTGAGCTTCAGGCGACGCTGAACGCGGACGACTTTGCCCTGCAACTGGCGGAGGTGTGCTTTAAGGCGCGTGCGCTGGGAGACACTGCTCATGCGTGAAACCCTTATCCCGAAAGAGGCGCTGGCGTGGCTGAAGGCGAAGACGCTGCGCCCCGGTTTTGATTACCGGGATGTGTGGCGGGAAGAACACCGGAACGGCTTCACTGTGGCAAAAATGCTGCAACTGGATTTGTTGTCGGATGTGAAAGCCCTCGTGGAAGACGCCCTGCAAAGCGGGCAGACGTTCAGCGAGTTCCGGGAGGCGCTGCAACCGCTGCTGATAAAACGCGGATGGTGGGGCGTACAGGAGATGGATGATCCGCTGACGGGCGAAACGCGCAACGTACAGCTGGGCAGCGACCGCCGCCTCCGCACGATTTACGATACCAACATGCGCACCGCCCGCGCGGCGGGCCAGTGGGAACGCATTCAGCGGACCAGGCGGGCCATGCCGTATCTGATTTACGAGCTGGGGCCATCCCGTGAACACCGGGCGGAGCATGTGAAATGGGCGCGTCTGTGCCTGCCGGTAGATCATCCGTTCTGGCAGACGCATTTTGCTCCTAACGGCTGGGGCTGCAAATGCACCATCCGGCAGGTCAGCCGGATGGAGTATGCGCAACTGGCGGCACAGGGCACCATTCACACCGAAGCGCCGGAAATCAGAACCGTCCGCTGGGTGAACAAACGCACGGGCGAAGAGGAAGAGGTGCCGGAAGGGATTGATCCGGGCTGGAACTACAACCCCGGCATAAACCGTGAGCAGGAGCTGGCGCGCCAGCTGGCGGCCAGACAGGCCCGTTTTGACAGTGAATAACCCTCCCGCCGTAAATCCCCCTGAAACGCATCAGAAACGCGTTTTTTCTTCTGATGGCGTGAATGTGCATTCTGACTTTTTTGAAGGTGCTGTGGCGTTTTTGAAGGGGTTTTGAAGGGGGTACTCTTCCCGTTTGCAGTGAAGCCGGTAAATCCGGCTTTTTTTCTGCCTTCCGCATACTGACCGTCGGTAACCCCAAACGACGGAGACTGACATGCAACCGGAACTGCTGGCGCTGTGTTTTTCCCTGCCAGAACCCATCCCTGAGCTGACACCTGCTCAACTGCCGGAATGGCTTGAACTCGTTCCTGCGGGTGAGTTCACCGGGCGCGATGGCCGGACGTGGATTAACCGCAATCCGCATGAGGTGGTTGCCCGTTCGTCCGACATCAAAATTCCGGTGGACATTGAACATGCCACCGAAATTAAAGGCCCGCGTGGTGAAGATGCTCCGGCGTATGGCTGGGTGGAAGAACTGCGGGTGACGGACAGCGGCACCATTGAAGGCCGGGTTGTCTGGAGTGAGTCCGCCCGGTGGGTGCTGAGTGAGCGCCGCTACCGCTATTACAGCCCGGCGTTTTTCCATGACGCGGACGGTGTGGTGACGCGCCTGTCCAGCGTCGGGCTGACCAACAAACCTAACCTGGATTTTCCTGCACTGAATACGGAGAAAAACCCGATGACAGTACCTGTGCAAATCACCGGCCTGCTTGGGCTGGCTGAATCCGCCACGGTGGACGATACCGTGGCCGCCATTAAACAACTTCAGGAGAACGAACAGGTGGCGCTGAATCGCGCACAGACGCCTGACCTGACGAAGTTCGTCCCGGTGGAAACCCACAATCTGGCACTGAACCGTGCCGAAACCGCAGAAAAACGCCTTCAGCAGCTGGCAGAACAGGAAGCCGTGGCGCTTGTGGATGCGGCCATCGAGGCCGGAAAAGTGGCCCCGGCAAACCGGGACATGTTCCTTGCCACCTGCCGCACGGAAGAAGGCCGCAAACAGTTTGCGGAATACACCAAAGGCGCACAGCCACTGGTGAACAACGACAAGCCCAGCCAGGGCAAGGATACCCCCGCGCAGACACTGACCGACGCCGAACTGGCGATGTGCCGCAGCATGGGGATTACCGGGGAAGAGTTCCTCGCCGCTAAACCGAAACAGGAGAATAACTGATGGGAGCAGTCACTTCCGAAGTCCTTCACGCGCTGACCACCTGCCTGAGCGCCGCCTTTACCCGTGGACTGAGTGGTGTCGAGCCACAGTGGCAGCGTATCGCCTCTGAGGTGCCGAGTTCGTCCGCCTCCAACACCTACGGCTGGATGAAGGATTTACCGGACATCAAGGAGTGGGTTGGTTCCCGTCAGCTGGCAGAGCTGGATGGTTATGGTTACACCATCACCAACAAACTCTGGGAAAGTTCCATTCGCGTTAAACGCGAACATATTGAAGATGACCAGATTGGTCAGTACAGCATTACCGCTGAACGCTATGGCCGTATGACTGCCGTGTTCCCGGACAAGCTGTGCTATGCCCTGCTGTGCAACGGGTTTAAAACCAAATGTTTTGACGGACAGAACTTCTTTGATGCAGACCACCCGCTGGGGGGCAGCACGTACAGCAATGTTGTCGGCACACCTTTATCAGACCAGGGCGAGCCGTGGTTCCTGATTGATGATTCTCAGGTGCTGAAACCCATCATCTGGCAGACACGACGCGCCTTTAAGTTCGAAGCCCTGGACGATCTGAACAGCGAACACACCTTCAAAAACAACGAGTTTCTGTACGGCGTGGACGGTCGCTGCAATGCGGGCTTCGGCTTCTGGCAGACCGCCGTCGGTTCACGTGCGGCACTGACGGCAGAGAACTACGAGAAAGCCGGAAATCTGTTGCGGGGTATGAAGGGCACCAACGGTGAACCGCTGGGCATCCGCCCGACCACCCTTGTGGTGGGGCCGAAAAACCGCGCGAACGCGAAGCGCATCATCGACGCCATGCTGGTCAACGGCGGCGATTCCAACATCTGGTACAAGGATGTGGAGATCGTGGACAGCCCGTTCATCACCACCCCGGCATAACCCGTCATCCGTAAACCCCGGTTAAAAGGTGCTGTGAATGCCCTTTTAACTCCCTTTTAAAAGGCAGAGCCATGAGTGAAAAAGCAGAAACAAAAAGCACGAAAACCGCAAAGAACAGTGCAGCACAGGAAAACCCGGCACCGCTGGCAGACGTTATTGTGGCTGACAGTCAGGCGAATGAACCACATCCGGCTGAAGACCCGGTTACTGTACAGGGTGACGCCCCTGTCCGGCTGAACGTCCGGGCCATGTCTGAAAACGGGTTCTGGCGCTGTGGCCGTTTCTGGTCACATGCCGGTGAGGATGTGGAAGTGACCGCAGAGGTGGCTGCCCGTCTGATGGTCGATCCGGATCTGATTGTCCGGAAAGAGGAGTAACGCTGATGGGGTACATCACGCAGGAAGACCTGTTACGCGCCGACGGCAACCTTGTCTGGAACATGGCGATTGACCGTGAAACCAACGGGCTGGACGAGGACAAAATCCGTCAGGCTATCAGTGATGCCGAAGCGGAAATTGATTCGTTTCTGTCCCGCCGCTACCAGCTGCCGCTGGGCGTGACGGAGCTCCCCCGTCCGCTACAACGCGTGGCGGTGTCGCTGGCGTTTTACTGGCTGTCAGAGCGTGACAACCAGATTACGGAGCTGATCCAGAAACGCTATGACGACGCCATTAAAACCCTGCGTGAGATGGCGAACGGCACCCGTGAACTGGGCCTGCCGACGTATGCCGCCCCGGCTGAAACCGACCACGGGAAGATTATTGTGGTGGGGGCCAATGCCCGGCTGTTCACCCGTGACAACCTGAAAGGGGTGCTGTGATGGGGATATCCGTTCAGGTCAGCGGTGACCAGCGGCTGGAGGATATCCGCCGTGCCGTTGAAAAGCTGGCGGATGGTTCATTGCAGGCAGAGCTGCTGGAGAGCATCGGTGCGGTGGTGGAATCACAGACCCGCCGCCGCATCATCGATGAGAAAACCAGTCCGGGCGGCGAACGCTGGCCGGACTGGTCTGACGGGTACAAAAAGACCCGCCACGGCAACCAGAGCCTGCTGCGCGGTGAAGGCCATCTGCTGGAGAGTATCCAGTACATCGTGGAAAACCGCGTGGTGCGTATCGGTTCACCGCTGGAGTATGCCCGCATCATGAATGACGGCTTTTCCGGCAGCGTGCCGGTCAGCGCCCACAAACGGCTTGTCTCGCAGTGTTTCGGGCGGGCGCTGAAATATCCGGTCTGGCAGACCGTCGGCGCCCATCACCGCATGATGAACATTCCACAACGTGAATTTCTGGGGCTGTCTTCTGCCGGTCAGCAGGAGCTGCAACAGGTTATCCGTCATTTCTGGAAGGAGATTCTGCCATGACAGAACAACGCCCTGAACTGCGCACACCGGGGAGCACCGTTGCTGCCGCAGAGCGCATTGTGGCCTGGCTGCAGACGGCCCTTCAGGGGGACACCCCCGACCGGGCCAGTGTGGTGGAGCGCCATATCGGCCAGTTCAACACCCCGGAGGAAGTGAAACGCTATCTGTCCGGGCGTACCGGCTGTATCCGTGTCGCGGCCCTGCGCGTCCGGGATATCAACCCGCGCGGCGGGCTGTCCGGTCTGGTCACCTGGGTGGCTTACATCATGGCGACGGATTCGTGGGGGTATTCCCGCGACGTGCGCTGTGAAGTGCTGGCCGGAAAGGTGATCAAACGCCTGCTGTCGTCGGATGCCACAGAGGGCATGGGAGCGGAACGCCTGGCCGCTGACGTGCGGGCAGACAACATTTACTCCGTCAGCCTTGACGGGCTGGGCGTCACCATGTGGGCGGTGACGTGGGAGCAGGAATTCCGGCTGGATGAAGAGATTGATCTCGCCGCGCTCCCGGACTTCCTGCGCCTCGGGGCAACGCTGCGCTGCGGCGAACACACTGAAATTAACGACGTGATCCATGTACGGGGTGACGATGGAACAGAAACTGATTAAGCCAGCGCGGGAAAACATCCGTGTGCGTAAACCGGATGGCGCGCATTTATCCCCGGAAGGGGAACGTCTCGACGTCTGCGCTTACTGGCTGCGCCGTGAAGCCGAGGGAGATGTGGAAATAACCACATTTCCGAAAAATAACAACAAAACCAGAGGGGAAAAATAATGTCGCTGGGTTCAATTCCTGATGATATCCGCGTCCCGCTTGTCTGGATCGATATCGACAACTCACAGGCGCTGGAGGGGGCATCCGCGCAAAGCCGGAAAATTCTGGTCATGGGCCATGCGGTATCGTCCGGCAGCGCAGACGCCCTGTCACTGACCCGCATCACCAGTGACAGCCAGGCCGACCAGCTTTATGGCAAAGGGTCGATGCTGGCTGAAATGCTCAGAATGCTGCGTCGTGCCAACACGTACACGGAAACCTGGGCAATGCCGGTTGCCGCACCTGTTGGTGCTGCCGCAAAAGCCACGCTGACCGTGCAGGGGACGGCGACAGAAGCCGGAACGGTGGCGCTGCTGATTAACGGCGTGTCCGTTCAGGTGAGCGTGAGCGCCGGGGCCACCAAAGAAACCATCGCCAAAGCCATTGTGGCGGCGGTGGCGAAAAAGCCCGCCACGCAGGTAACCGCTGCGGTGAAAGACAGCAACACCGACACCGTGGAGCTGACCGTGAACTGGCACGGCGTCACCGGCAACGGGGCAGACGTTCGCCTGAACTACTACAGCGGGGAGGCCTTCCCGGCAGGTGTCAGCGTGACGGCCACCGCCTTTACCGGCGGCACCGGGACACCGGAAATGGCGGTGGCCGTTGCGGCCATCGGCCCGGAGTGGTTCACCGATATCATCGCCCCGTTCACCGACACGAAAAGCCTGAACACCCTGCGCGATGAACTGCTGAACCGCTGGGGGCCGCTCAAAATGATGGAGGCGCAGCTGTGGACGGCGTTTCGTGGCACACACGGCGAGACCGGCACATTTGGTGAAACCCGCAATGACTGGCTGATTAGCTGTATCGGCACCAGCCTGTCACCGCATCCGGCGTGGGTGTGGGCCGCATCATACGGCGGCACGGCAGCTTACCACCTTGCCATTGATCCGGGGCGACCGCTTCAGACGCTGGTGCTGAAAGGCATTCTGCCGCCTGCCCGTAACGTCCGCTGGGATATGCCGGAACGTAACCTGCTGCTGCATGACGGCATTGCCACCCACATGGTGGACGCCGGGGATAACGTCTGCATCGAGCGCGAAATCACCATGTACCGGGTTAACCAGTACGGGGATGCGGATGTGTCGTACCTTGATGTGCAGTCGCCCGCCATGCTGGGCCGTATTCGTTACATCATCAAAAACCGTTTCTCGAACCGTTATCCGCGCCACAAGCTGGCGGATGATGACGTGCTGGACTCGCTGGATGCGGGGCAGCCGGTGATGACGCCGAAACTGTGCACCTCAGAGCTGCTGGATATCTGCCAGACCGAACTTATCCCTGCGGGCCTTGTGGAGAACTTCAGTGATTACAGGAACACGCTTCAGGTGGTACGCGATAAAGCCGATAAAAACCGCCTGAACTTTATCTGCCACCCGAATCTGGTGAACCAGCTGCGTGTGCTGGCAGGCCTGATTCAGTTCAAACTTTAAGGGGGCCGCATGGCAAAAATTCTTGGCATGGCGACCATTCGCGTGAATGGCCGCGAAATCAAAACCGAGGGGAAATCCACGCTGAATCCGGGCGGCTTCAGCCGCACCCAGCATATGGGCGGCGGCAAGGTCTGGGGCATCTCCAGCAAGATGGCCTCGCCGTCCATCAAAGTGACCATTGCGGCGGCAGCGGATATGGACGTGATCGAAATCAGCAGCTGGGAGGACGTCACGGTGATGTTCTACGGCGACAACGGCCTGAACTACATGATGACGGGTTCCGCCACGGATAACCCGGCGGAGCTGGACGAGGATTCCGGCACCATCAGTGCCAACTTTATCGGTGAAAAATGCGTGAAGGTGTGACATGGCCGCGATGGAATTTGAACTGAAACACGGGCTTCTGACCGGCAAAGGCACGGCAGATGAAACCCTGCATAAAACCGTGAAGCTGCGCGAGCTGACTGCCAGCGATGTGATTGATTCACAGCTTGCCGCAGAGCGCGTGGTGCTGGGGGAGAACGGAAAGGCGGTGGCCTACTGTTCTGAAGTTCTGATGGGGCTGGAGATGATGCGCCGCCAGGTTGCGGCCATCGGCAGCATTCCCGGCCCGCTGGACATGAAACAGCTGCGAATGCTCCACCCGGCAGACCTTGAACTTATCAGCACGAAAGCCGCTGCGCTGGATGACATGCTTGAGGAGGTGGCAGCGCGGGGGCGAACTGATGCCGCTGGCGGCGGCACTGATGAATCTGCTGGTTAATCTTTCTCAGCGATTCAGCATTCAGCACCTGGAACAACTGCCCCTGCGGCAGTTGTTCCGCCTGATAAAGCAACTGGAGAAGCAGTATGGCAACAGGTAACCGTCTCAGCACGGAAATCATGATCAACCTTGCCGGGAACCTGACCGCCAAAGCCCGGCAGTACGGGGTGAACATGTCGCAGTTCGCCCGGAACCACCAGAAGGCCATGCGCCTTGTCAAAGCCACAACGGAGGCCGCCACGCGTGGCCTTGACACGCTGGGTAACCGCTACACGGCGATGATTGCCGGTTTTGCGGGTAGCGCCATGATGCGTGAGTTTGCCCAGGTAGATCGCCGGATGACCCGTATTGGTATTGCCGCAGAAAAGACGCGCGACGAAATGGCACAGATGCTGAATGGTATTCAGGACGCTGCCATCAAATTTAAGGTGGATGACAGTGAACTGATAAGCGCAGTGGAAAAAGTCGGCACCGTGACGGGTGAGATTGATTTTGGTGTTAAAAACAAGGAGATGATGGCGGCAACAATTGCGGCTTCCGGGAGCTCGGGGGACGCCATTGGTTTACTGTCCTCTCAGTTTACAAAGTTCGATATCAGGGATGAGAGCGAAGCCTTAAAGGCAATGGATACCCTGAACCAGTTGGGGAAGGAAGGCGCTTATGAACTGAAAGACATCGCAGAAAAAGCCACCCGTGCAATGTCGCTGTATTCCGCAGCGGGCGGACGTGGCTGGGAAGGCGTCAAGGACGTTGGTGTGGTTCTTGAATCTGCCGTGGATGCCACGGGGAATCGTGATACCGCCGCAACCGCTGTTGAAAACCTGATCCGTGATTTGCAGCTTCCGAAGGTTGTAAAAACATTGCGGACAAATGGCATTGATGTTTACGGGAAAGATGGCCGGATGCGCTCGCTTCCGTTACTGCTTCAGGAAATTGCCGCAAAATCAGGGAACCGGGGCGCAGAAGCACAAAATAAAAGGCTGATTGAAGCCGGTTTTAACCAGGATTCAGTCATGCTTTTAAGCAGCGTAACGTCAGGCAAAGGCGCAGAGAACCTGCAACGTTATATGAAAGTTACCGGCGATGGTAAAGGCATCATGAAAGATGCCGCGTATGCCGCACAGGATTTTACGTCGGCAATGCAGGCACTGGAAACCAGCTGGAAAAAATTCTCGCATAACCAGCTGGCAAAACCCGTTCAGGAACTGGCTGATGCCATCAACAGCGTCGACCAGAACACCGTCCAGAACTGGTTGCAGGTCGGTAAGTATATGGCGATTGCGCTGGGCGGCATTATCGCCATCAGAAAAACGTACCAGTTCGGTAAAACCATCCACGACATCATGAACCCCAAAGGGAAAGGCAAAGGAATACCCGGCAGCATTACTGATGTTTTCGGTTCCGGCGTGATGCCGGTTTATGTTGTAAACATGGGGAAAGGCAGTCCGGGAAATAATAACACTGACAGCCTGCCTGATACCCGGACGGATAAGCCCGGAAAGGACAAAACCCCAAACTCCCGGTTAGTTACTGGTCAGGTGGCCGCTGGCTTAAATTATCTGGATATGCTTACTGCCGTATTCCCTGAAACTCAGGAAGAGCGCGAAGCCTTAATCACCAAAGTTCAGGCGAACAACAACCGCCCGACGGTATGGACGGATATAAAAAACTGGTTTAACTCACTGAACAAGAAAAACATCGGCGGAATGCCGTCATGGGGTGGAATGCAGCCATCACAGCTTGCGCCGTACCTTTCCCAGCAGTTGCAGGGCGAAATCCGTGTGGTGGTGGAAGGTGACGCCCGCGTGAAAAGTGTCAAAGTGGATCAACCCGGCGTCAGACTCAGTGCGCAGGCAGGCATCACCAGCGTGGAGCAGGGTTAATGACAACGAGCAAAGGCAAATGGGACGGACTGCGGGACGCCTCGTTTCGTGGTGTCCCCTTCTTTCTGGTGGATACGGAAGGCACCGGTGGCCGTCGCGCCATTCCCCGCGCTTATCCCCGGCGCGAAACCGCCTGGACGGATGATAACGGGGCCATTCCGGGGCAACAGCAGATTAACGCAAAGCTGCTGGGTAAAAACTTCCGGGACGATTTAAACGCCCTTTTAGACGCGCTCAGTATTCCCGGCCCCGGCGAGCTTATCCACCCGTGGTTCGGGATACAGACCGTACAGGTGGGTAAAGTCACCCATCGCCTCAGCACGGAGGAAGACGGCATTGCGTATGTCTCCTTTGAAGTGTTTGAGGCGGGCGAGCGCCTCTTCCCGTCTGCGGCGGATAACACGCAGCAGGAAGTCCTGACGGGCATTGATGCGGTGAAAGCGGCTATTGCGAAGGGGGACTGGTTCGGCGCACTTGACGGACTGGGAGACATGGCCGACAGCCTTCTGGCCGATATGGAAAACCTTGTGGCTAACCTGCCCACGTTGCCGGCAGCACTGAATCAGTGGATGGACAGGCTGAACCATTTTAAGGAGATGGCCGGAACCCTCATTGCCACGCCGGGGCGTCTGGTCAGTGAGTTGTCTTCGCTCATCGACGGCGTGGTTGATCTGGTGACGGAACCTCCCGAAGCCCTGGCGGTTTACACGACATTACGCAACCAGTGGGCCGGAGAGCGCGCCCGACAGGTTGCCACCGGCGCACTGCCGGAAGATATCACCGTGACGCCCGGCAGCGTGGCGGACGGAAAACCCGGTTTTGCCATCGGACTGTCACCGGATTATCAGCCGGTATCTGGCAGCCTGCAAAAGAACATTGACGACTTCCGCCAGGTGGTTGTGCTGGAAACCCTGCTGGGACAGGCAAATGCCGTGGCCTCGATGACGTTCGATACCAGTGATGCGGCGTTATCTGCCGGTGACACGCTGGCGGCTGAACTGCATGAGCAGGCAGTGGCGGCGGTGGAAAATAACCAGAGGACATTATGGCGAACGCTGCGCGATTTACGGCAGGCCGTGATCACGGATGTCCGCGAACGCGCCTCCCGCCTGCCGGAAACCCGGCAGGTGACGCTGACCACAACCACCACGGCGGCGCTGCTGGCATGGCGTGAGCATGGTGACACAAACCGACGGGATGAAATCGTGCAGCGTAACCGTCTGCGCCATCCGTCATTCATCCTGCCGACGCAACCTGTGGAGATTACCGACTGATGGAATCCGTGATTCTTACCGTTGACGGCAAACTGTGGGAAGGCTGGACGGAGATGTCCGTCAGCCGTTCCCTGAAGGCAATCGCCGGAGAGTTTGATCTCAGTGTGACCACCCGCTGGTCGGCGGCGGCACCGCGCGTGATACGTGAGGGGCAACCCTGCACGGTCAGACTGGGGGCGGATACCGTGCTGACGGGGTATATCGATGATTTTATTCCTGGCTATGACGCGGAAAACGTGGAGATTCGTGTCATGGGGCGCGACAAAACCGGCGACCTGGTTGACTGCTCCGTGGTGCATTCGTCCGGGAAATGGAAAGGCGTGCGGCTTGAACAGGTGGCGGCTGACGTCTGCCGCCCGTTCGGGATCACCGTCATCACGGAAACCCCGACCGGAGAGGCGTTTGCGTCTGTCGTTCTGGAACAGGGTGAAACGGGGTTTGAACTGCTCGACCGGCTGGCAAAACAGCGCGGCGTTCTGCTGACATCTGACGGGGCGGGTAACCTGATTATCACCCGCGCCTCTTCCGTTCGCGCGGGCGTGTCGCTGGTGCTGGGAAAGAATATCCTCGCCGCCCGTGGACGCTTCAGCTGGCGGGAGCGTAACAGCCAGTACATCATCAAGGGCACCACCAGTGCCGGGGGCAAACTGTGGGACAGCCAGCCTGCCTCGATGGTGGGCGGTCGCCAGTACATCACCGAAGACCCGGAAATTAACCGTTACCGCCCGCGCATTCTGGTCAATGAAGACAGCCTGACCGTGGGCGGGGCCAGTATTCGCGGGAAATGGTACAAAGCCCGGATGCTGGGGGAATCCCGCACGACGGAAATCACGGTGGCAGGCTGGCGCGAACAGGGCGACAGTGGCCCGCTGTGGCAGACCAACCGCCTTGTCGATATCGACGACACCATTCAGAACCTGAAAACCACCTGGCTGATATCCGGTGTGACCTGGACGGATGGCGCACAGGGACGGATGACGGTTCTGGCGCTGGTTCCGCCTGAATCACTGGACATGCCGGAAATGAAAACGAAGACGAAGAAAACAAAGGCGGTGGCGACATGGGATTAAACGCAATCGCCCGCCGCCTGCGGCTGATGGTTGACCGCGCCATTGTCCGCATGGTGTCTGACAGCCAGGAGCGGCAGAACCTTCAGATTCAGACGCTGGCAGATGCCACTGATGACGATGTGGAACGCTTCCAGGATTACGGTTTTACCTCGGTGCCGCCGGAAGGCTCCGAGGCCATTGTGCTGGCCGTGGGCGGACGGCGGGACGGGCTGGTTGCCCTTGCGGTGGAGGACAAGCGATGTCGCCCCAAAGGACTGTCCCCCGGCGACGTCCGGCTGTATCACCGGGACGGCAAATCACACATCACCCTTAAAGAAAACGGCGTTATTGAAATCACAGGAGAACGGGTAAACGTTTCAGGGAAAGCGGTAAATCTCACTGCCGACGAATTGCTGAATATTATCGGTAAACAAATGAAATTCGTCGGTCCCTGTGAATTTACTGAAGATGTCAGAATCAACGGCAAATCATTCAGCGAACACATTCATAAGGACGGCGACAATGAGAAGACATCACCGCCCGTATGACGACAGGAATCCGCTGGAATAACATGCTCTCACGGGGTGACATCGCCGTCACCCATAACGGCCTCTCACGGGATGAGGGGCTGATCACTCAGGTTCTTATCTGCCTTTTCACCGATGCCCGTGCTGATGACGATGACGTCATTCCTGATGGTTCAGGCGACCCGCGCGGCTGGCCGGGCGACACGTACAGCGATTTTTCATGGGGCTCCCGCCTGTGGCTGCTTGAGCGCGAAAAACTGACGGAAGATGTCCGCCTGCGCGTGGAGGATTACGCGCGGCTGTCCATGCAGCCACTGCTGCGGGCCGGTTACGCCCGTAATGCCACCGTCACGGCCAGCATTATCGCCCCTGACCGTATTGCCTTTCAGGTGGTGTTAACCCGCCCGGACAAAACCACGCTCACAATCGACATCACCCGCCGATGGGAGGTCACGATTAATGCCGTATGAAATCCCCACGCTGGGCAAACTGATTGCCGACGGCGAAAAAGATATTGCGTATGAGCTCGGCCTGCAAAAGCTGCCGCCCGTGAGCGTTGAGCAGGCGCTGAACGTGTCATTCAGCAGTCAGGTACGGGATTTATACGACCATCAGAGCTGGATCAAAGACCAGATAATCCCGTCCACCACGTCTGATGACGAAACCATTATCAAAACAGCGACGTATGAAGGGGTTATCCGAAAACAGGCCACCTTTGCCCGTGGGCCGGTGACTTTCACCAGTCAGTCTCCCCTTCCGGCAGAAACCCGGATGCAGTCCGACACAAACCGGGTGTATCAGGTGCTCACATCCGGCGAGGTACAGGACGGCGAGGTCACCGTCATCGTGCAGGCCGAAGACGCCGGTGTGGCGGGCAATCTTGCCGCCGGTGCCGTGCTGACCCTGTTGTCCCCGCTGCCCGGAACGGGCAGCACGGGAGCGGTGGCTGGCGGTGGCATTACCGGCGGCGCGGATATCGAATCCATCGCAGAGCTGCTGGATCGTCTGCTGTATGTGCGCCGCAATCCCCCGGTGGGCGGCGCACTGCATGATTTTGTCATATGGGCGCGTGAAGTGCCGGGCGTCAGCCGCGCGTGGGCGTGGGATGCATGGCACGGCCCCGGCACGGTGGGGCTGGCGTGGCTGTACGATGACCGTGAAGACATTGTCCCCACCCGTGGCGACCTGAAGACAATGGAGCAGTATCTGTTCTGCCACAAACACCCGGCCACAGGCGTGATGGTGGGCAAGCCGGGCGGCATTGAGGTCTGGCCGGTACAGGTCAGACTGAAGAAAATCGACCTGTCCATCCGTCTGACACCGGACAGCCAGGCGAACCGGAACGCCGTCCGGGCCAGCCTGACCGCGTTACAGAAAACGCTGGCCCCCGGTCAGATGCTGCCGGTGTCCTCGCTGCGCACGGCCATCGGTATGACGTCCGGCATCACGGATTACTTCCTCAACACCGGGGAAGACACCACCTGTGATGTGGATGAGCTTATCACCATCGGGGAGGTGACATGGCTCACAGCGTGACGGAATGGCTGACCGCCCTGCAACAGGTCATGCCACGGGGTAAGGCATGGCCGCGTGATAACGACGCGGATTTAAACCGCTTTTTAAGGGCGCTTGCAGAGCGTTTAACCCGCGTTGAATACGACGCCTCGCGCCTGCATGTGGAGATGCGCCCGGAAACCACGCTCCGGCTGCTGCCGGAGTGGGAGCAGTATCTGGCGCTGCCGGAGTGCGGGATTGCCGCCACCACAACGGAAGCCCGCCGCCGGGCCGTGGTGGAGAAATACCGCCGCAAGGGCGGTCTGGCCACCTGGCAGATTGAAGCCGCTGCGGCGGCGCTGGGCTTCACCATTAAGGTGACAGCCGTTCTGCCGCACCACTGCCTGCGCGACTGTATGTATCCGCTGCATCCGGCGCGGTATCGCTGGGTACTGAAAGTGGAAGTCCCGGATAAAGATGCCGGGCGGTTTACCTGTATTGATGGCGTCATGACGCCGTTAATCAGCGAACGCACCCGCGAGCTGGAATGCCTGCTGAAGCATTACCGGCTGGCGGGTACGGGATATGAGTATTACTACACCGGAGAATAATGCATGTTTTATGTGGATAATCCGACGGGCGTGCCGGTGATGCCGCCCGTCGCGGCGGTATCAAGCCTGACGCCCCTTTATTTTACCGAAGGCGGGAACAATATTCCGCCCACGTATCCGGGGCCGGACTGGTTTAATATTATTCAGTCTGAATTACTGGAAATACTCCGGCAGGCAAATATCAAACCGGACAAAAACACAACCGACCAGATTATGACGGCGCTGAAAAAACTGTTTATTACGAACAGTGGTTCAGCCGGTGCCATTGCCGGATTAACAGGCCAGAATAATACGTTCCCGTATTTTACCGGCGAAGACACAATGGCGTTAACGCCACTCAGTGCTTTTGTACGCGGTATTCTGGGAAAGAATGACGCTGGCGAATTTATTAAAGCAATCGGACTGTCTGCGGACACTCTGTCATCAAAAGGACAGGTGGCGGCATTAAGTAACAATACGCAAGGGACTGTCGGACTTCAGATGTATGAGGCTTACAATAATGACTACCCCACGCCTTACGGTAATGTTCTGCACCTGAAGGGGGCGACAGCATCGGGTGAAGGGGAGTTGCTGATTGGCTGGAGCGGTACGAGTGGCGCACATGCCCCGGTTTATATCCGCTCAAGACGAGACGCCGCTGAAGCAAACTGGTCTGAATGGGCACAGGTTTTTACATCAAAAGATAACTTCAACGCAGCAACAGCCACAAAACTTCAGACGGCCCGCAAGATTAACGGTGTCCCCTTCGATGGCTCCAGGGATATCACCCTTTCTGCCGGAATGTCACAGCACGATGCGGACGCCAGATACCTTCAGAACCTGCAACGCGGCGCGCCGGTATCACCGGGGAAGATTGATGAGTATGGCCCGGCAGAGGCTCCTGTTGGCTGTTTCCTGACAAATTCCCGGCATGACCCGACAACACGATATGGGGTGTTTACCACATACCGTCCCTTACAGATGTATATCAACAATGCCTGGCGCACAATTAACGGCTGACTGTCCGGAGTAATTTTATGGAACTCAAAAACGTAACGATTTATTCACCGGAAGAGAAACCCTTTGGTGATGGCTTTCTTTATTTCCGCAGTGAAGATGGCAGGGATTTTTACGAGTCCTTTAACCTGTTCACCAAAAAATACAAATTATGCACTGAACCGGATACCGGCATTATCCGTTCAATGCATGAAGATATTTCCCGCCTTTATCCTGCCGGATTTACGGTAGTTGAGGTGGACGAGTTGCCTGATGGTGTTGATATTTACGGGGGATGGCAATACCGGAACGGCATTGTGACGACCACCCCGGACTACTACGCAAATAAGGCTGAAGCAGAGCGCCAGAAACGCCTGTCTGAAGCGGAAGATATTATTGCTGACTGGAAAACAGAGCTGGGGCTGGGGATTATCAGCGAAGAAGATAAAACCCGCCTTACGCAGTGGATGCCTTATATCAGGGCCCTGAAAGCGCTTAATTTCGACACCATCACAGATGAATCCTCACTGAATGCCATCAACTGGCCGGAGCGTCCCGATGCCGCAGCTTAAAGGTGTGATTAAAACGCCCACGGGGGAACCGCTGGGCGGCGCAACCATTACGCTGACCTCCCTGCACAATCGCGCAGGGATTCTGAAAGGTGTTTTCAGCCACGTCACCACGCAAAGCGGGGAGTATGACTTCCCCGTTCTGCCGGGCGTGTACAGCGTTCGTCTGACACAAAGCGCACAACGCCTGTCTGAAATTGGCGTCATCCGCGTTTATGAAGATTCCGGGGATGGCTCCCTGAATGACTTTCTGGGCGCAACCGATATTGACCTGCGCCCGGAAGCCCTGAAGAAATTCGAGGCGCTGGCCCAACAGGCACAGCAAAGCGCAGAAAAAGCCGGTGAGCACGCGAACGCTGCTGAACAGGCCCGCCGGGATACAGAAACGCTCGCCGGGAAAATACGGCAGGATGCAGAAGCGATTGCCGGCAATGTGCAGAAGGCTGAAAAACTGGCGTCTGAAACCGCACAGAATGCCGCCCGCGCAGAGCAGGCCGTCAAGGATGCCGACATGATAGTCCAGAAAGCGGTCGATAAACTCGGTGAAGCTGCAACGCTGACCGGTGAGGCTAAGGCCAGCGCCGAAGCAGCAGCCCGGAGCGAGCAGAACGCAAAAGGTCACGCTGATAATGCAGCCGGAAGCGCACAGCAGACCGCGCAGGATGTGACCGCCGCCACCACGGCCCGCCAGGATGCAGAACGTTTTGCTTCCTCCGCAAAACAGAATGCGGCCACAACGGCGGAGGACAGGAAAGCCACCGCAGAGAACGTAAAACAGTCAAAGGAAAACGCCACCGCATCAGCACAGAGCGCACAGGATGCGGCCGGGTCTGCGAGCGCAGCAGCACAGGCAAAAAACGAAATTGATGTCACGCTGGCGGGCACCCTGAAAACGGTCAACCATTTGTCAGAAATTGCGGCAGCAGGTGCGGAGGCACAGCAGGAATCCCGTAACCATCTGGGACTGACAGTTGCAGCCACAATGGCTCCCCAGAACGCCCCCCACGACCGCACCGCAGGCTGCCTTGCCATTCCCGGTATGTTCGGGTTCGGGAAAATATTTTCCTACAGTGAAAAAGTGGATTTTAAAACAGACGCGGATTTTCTCCGGTGGGCCAGAGCGGCAACACCCGGACGCTATGCCGTTTATGGCGCAGATAAAGTTATTCCCGGAGTCCTGTTCAGTGGCACCGTTGAAATTATCTGGCCAGAACCTCAATCCAATCCCAATCCGGCATACGTAGCCAAAATCATTATTTTCTACGGAGTCAACGGCCATGTTTATTATAACCGCTACTGGACTGCCGGAGATGGTTATCTGACCGGCTGGGAGAACCTGAAGGTCAACGAGGCTTCACTCAGGGCGCTGATTGAAACCCGTGCTCCGCTGAACAGTCCGGCACTGGCCGGAACACCGACGACCCCCACACCGGATTTAAGTGCCACTGGCCGTGAAATTGCGAACGCGGCTTTCGTCCGGGCGTTAATCGCCTCACTGGTTGACGCCGTACCGGAGACGCTGAACACACTGAAGGAGTTAGCCGACGCGCTGGGCAATGACCCGAATTTCGCCACAACGATGACGAATGCACTGGCGGGCAAACAGCCGTTGAGCGACGTGCTGACGGCAATCAGCAAACTGACACAGCGGGCAGATAACCTTCTGTACTTTAATCCGGACGGAGAGGCCTCGCTTGCTGCGCTGTCAGAAAAAGCCCGTTCACTGCTGGCGCAGACCACGCCGGAAACCATGCGCAGGGTGCTTGAACTGAAAGCGGCTGCGGCAATGGAACCCCAGACCGGCATCCGCGACCGCACACCGGGCAGGCTGGCGCTGTCCGGTATGTACGGATTTGGTCAGGCATTCACCAGCGCCGACACCCTGAAATTTAACGGGCAGTCTGATTTTGCCGAATGGATGAAAGGGGTAACACCGGGTCGTTATGCGGTCAGTATTGCGGACTCTTCCACACTACTGGCGGGCACCTCGAAATTTAACGGCATCATCGAGGTGATGTGGTCACCGTTTGATAACGACGAGTCGGACACAACGCGCAAATTCAAAACGCTGCTGTGTTTTAACCAGTATTACGAAGGTGAGCACAGTATTCATCGCCTGACTTATCGCTGGAGTGGAGACAACTGGAATGCAACGGCGAGTCCCGTTATTTACGACGGAGATTCACTGGCGTTCTTACTGTCCAGGACGGCGGGTTCAGGCTCATATTACAAATACCCGGCGGTTGGCGTTCCGGTGCTGGCTGTTTATCGCGGAACAACTTCCGGGGATAAAGAAATCAAAATTGGTCTGGGTGATGTGGTGTCGGGTTCACAACTGGGCGGGATTAATATTATGTGCGCAATATCATCTGCAGGTTCTGGTTCTTATGGCTCCACACCACAGGTGGGAGCTACGGGGTACACGTTTCCGGGGCGTTATATGGCGTTATCAGGGGTCAGGGACTCTTACGGAACAAGCGGTCGTATCTGCCTTTTTGTGCGCATTGAGTAATGAGGAAATAAGACGTGAGAATCAGAGCGGTAAAAGGCATCAGAAACGCACATTATCTTGAAAATGGCGCGGTTGACTGTGAGGTGTTATTTGAAGGTGAAACGGAATTCGTCCCGTATACCGCCATGCAGGACGATACCGCCCCGACAGGCCAGCACATCTGGCAGGAGCTGCAAAGCGGCAAGTGGGGCGCACCAGCCCCGTTCACCGTCACGCCGGAACTTATCGCAGCGGCAAAGGAGGGCAAAAAGCGGGAAATCGAAGCCTGGCGCCGGGAGCAGGAGGCGCAGCCGTTCACGTTTGAATGGAACGGTCGTACCTGGAACGCTGGCCCCGACTCAATGGCCCGACTTTCTCCGGTAGTAATGGCATCGAAATCCAGTGCAGCACGGGACGTTATGACATGGGGTGATGTCGGTAATCAGCAGGTGAAAATGTCGATGCCGGAGCTTGAGGAACTGGCCGCAGCGATGGCGCAGGCCAGCATGGACAGGAACAATGAAATTTATCTACGTCAGCGGGAGATGAAAGAGCGGCTTTCCCTGTTGTCCACACTGAGCGAGGTAAGAGGGTTTACGCCAGGTGATTAAATAATCAGTTTGTATAGTTTATGACGATCGATAACATCATATCGATCGTCGGTTTGCATCAGTTATGATTAAATACCCCCAGCCCTCCGGGCGGTCATATCTGGTTATTATACAGGGGGAATCATGGACTCTGTTCGCTGTAAGAACTGCAATAAATTACTGTTTAAAGGTGGTTTTAAGCATATAGAAATTAAATGTCCTCGCTGCAAACGCTACATTGTCATATCGAGTGCCCAGGAGCATCCCACGGAGCTGTATTGTGGGAAAAGAGAAGAAATCACGCATTCTGACAAAACCCTGCGTTATTGAGTATGAAGGCCGGATAGTCGGGTATGGTTCCAGAGAGTTGAGAGTGGAAACCATATCCTGCTGGCTGGCCCGTACCATCATCCAGACAAAGCATTACTCCCGCCGTTTCGTGAACAACTCCTATCTGCATCTGGGGGTGTTCAGTGGGCGCGAACTGGTTGGCGTTCTCCAGTGGGGATACGCGCTTAACCCCAGCTCAGGGCGTCGTGTCGTGCTTGAGACGGACAACCGGGGGTATATGGAGCTGAACCGTATGTGGCTGCATGATGACATGCCCCGTAACTCTGAATCACGGGCCATCAGCTACGCACTGAAAACCATCAGGTTACTCCACCCGTCAGTAGAATGGGTTCAGACTTTCGCAGATGAGCGCTGCGGGCGATCCGGCGTGGTGTATCAGGCGTCGAATTTTGATTTTATTGGCAGCCATGAAAGCACGTTCTACGAGCTGGATGGTGAGTGGTATCACGAGATAGCGATGAATGCGATTAAACGCGGAGGAAAACGGGGTGAGTATTTGCGGGCTAACAGGGAGCGGGCTGTAGTACATAAATTTAACCAGTATCGCTATATCAGGTTTCTGAACAGGCGGGCAAGGAAGCGGTTAAATACTAAGCTATTCAGGATTCAGCCATACCCTAAATCCACTCCAGACAGTATCAAATAA